TACTTGTAGTTCCTACGTATAACACATTAACTCTTGGGGTGATAGATGCGTCTACATATCCTACAGATCCTCCTGTTGTTACATCTCCAACAATTGAAATAAATGTTCCTGGATTTGATACTGCAATTCTTGCATTTGATGTAAATAATTTTAATATCTTTACATCATCAAGTTTAGGAATTACTGCAACAGGTGTAAACCAACCTCTTCCTGATGGAGTTTATCATTTAAAATATTCCATTGCTCCAGCATATGAAAACTTTGTAGAAAGATCAATCATTCGTGTTGACAGACTACAAGAAAGATTTGATGAAGCATTCATGAGACTTGACATGATGGAATGTGATAGAGCAATTAAGACCCAATCAAAAGTGGAATTAAACTCAATCTATTTCTTCATACAAGGAGCAATTGCAGCAGCAAACAACTGTGCAATTGTTGAAGCAAACAAACTATATAATCAGGCATCTACAATGTTAACCAACTTTAGCAAAAACAATTGTGGTTGTTCTGGAAATAATTATGCTATAAACTTTTATTAATATGGCTGCTTGTAGAAACTGTGGGGCTAGTGTGGGCTGTGGATGCCAACTAAAGAATGGATTATGTGGAAAATGCCAAAGTGCTGCCAACAATCCTCAACCTAAAAAATAATAATTATGTTATCTCCTAGATTAACTAATTGTCCTGAATGTGCAAACATTCCTTCATTGATCGCAGAGATTGATTGCAAGATTGCAAATATGGCTAGTAGTTTATATAACAATCTTGTTTTTATGTTAAATCAATCCTTTGCAGGAAGTATTATGTCTGATCTTTTGAACTATAAAAGAATCCTTACATACAAATATCATAATCCAAGTTACGCAAGTGATTACTCTGTGAATATGATTGCTAGTAGAATTAAAATTTTAAAATTTAGATAAGATGTCTTGTACAAATTGCTTTAATGGATGTACTGAAACTATTTCAGATCAATGTGTCAGATACACAGGAGAAGATATTCCTGCATTAGGTATTAGTCATGGTGATAATCTTTTAGCTGTAGAGAATGCAATTACAACATTCCTTGTTCCTGTATTGACAGGAGTGGGAATTAAACCTATTGTTAACGAGAGCGTTATTTGTGATGTAGTTAAACAGTTTCTTCCAACATGTACACAGTGTACAGGATTTACATTAAACGAAGTTTTAACAGCAATTATTAAAGCAGCATGTTTATTACAAGAACAAATAGATGATCTTGTTGCAGAATTTGAAACTTTAAATGCTAACTATGATGTAGCATGTCTTGATAATGTAACAGCATCGTCTGGTACACATGATATTCTTCAAGCTGCAATTGATAAAATTTGTGAGCTAGAAGTTAATCTTGGAGCAGTAATTCTTGACCTTGCTACAAACTACTATACTAAAACACAAGTTATTGCACTTATTGAGAACTATGTTCCACCTGGTGGAAATTTAGTTAAAAATAAAATGATACCTTATGTAGCCCTCCCATACTTCTCTACAGACTTATCAATGTTTGATGTTAGTGGTGCAGGTATAGGTGATTGGATTGATATTTATTTATGTAATGGAACTAGTCATCCACAAGCACCAGATATACGAGGAAGAGCTATTGTTGGAGTTACTACAGGTGTTCAAGGAGGACCAATGAATCCATCTGTTAATCCAGGAGGATTTAATCCATCCTACACGCTAGGATCTACATTTGGAGAAAATGGAGTTGCTATAACAGACATTAATCAAATTCCAAGTCATACACATACAGCTTCAGCTGTTACAACTATATTAGATACTCACAAACATAATTTTTCTGATTCTAAAGAGCAAGGTAGTGGTTTGATGCGAACAAGTGCTGGAATAGCACTCAATGGATCTCCATCTATATCCCCTAGTCAAGATTTTACTTCTGGTGCAGGAAGTGGGTTAGGTGTAATTCGATACACTTCTACAACAAGTGCAGGTGCTATTACAGGTACAACTACAGTTACAGTTGATCCTACTGGTGGTCTCACTCCTCAAGCTCACTCAAATACACAGCCTGTTATTGCTGCTAATTATATAATCTACATACCTTAATTTTATTAATATGTCTTGCACAAATTGTTATAATGGTTGCGCTGAGATTGTTTCTGATCAATGCGTTAGATATACAGGGGTAGATATACCTCTATTAGGCATTCAAAATGGTGACACTCTTCTTACTGTTGAGAATGCAATAATTTCATTTGTTACACCTTTCCTTAATGGATCAGGTATAAAACCCACTATTGATTTAGATATAATATGTGATGTAGTTAGACAATATATTCCTACATGTGTAGAATGTAATGGTTTTAATTTAAACGATGTATTATCAGCAATCATTAAAGCTGTATGTGATTTACAAATTCAAATCAATAATATTGTTGCAGACATTGCAGTAATTGAAGCTGATTATGAAGTTGATTGTATAGAGGGAGTTACTGCTAACGCTGGAACACATGATGTGTTACAAGCTGTTATAACTACACTTTGTGAAGTACAATCTGACCTTGCAGCACTATCATTAGATCTTTCTACAAATTATGTTAGAATTGATCAGATTAACGATTACATTGCTGCATATCTAGCATCCACTCAACCAACTGATTTAATAAGAAACAGAATGGTTCCATTTTCTGCATTAGAATTCTATGGTGACTTAATTGGTAAGTTTGATGCTACAGGTAAAGGTTTTGGAACCTGGGTAGATATCTATCTATGTAATGGAAACAATGGCACTCCTGATAAACGAGGTAGAGTTGCTGTTTGTGCAATAGCAGATATGGGTGGTGGAGATTTGGATATAGAAGTAGATCCTAATGAAAGTGTATTCAATCCTAATTATGTAATAGATGATAATAGCCATGGTGTTAATTTTACAACTCTTAATATAGGTCAAATTCCTGATCATACACACTTTGCTACTGTAACAATAAATGATCCTGGGCATATTCATAATATTAATGTTGGATATACAGGATCTTCAAGTATTAAAATGGTAAATGGAGAGATTGATAATAATGCTTTAGTAGGAACAAAGCCTACTTTGTCTGCAAATACAGGTTTAAAAGGGACAGGAGTAGGTCAAAATGTTTTTGTATTAAATTCAAATATAGGTGGTAATCAAGCTCATTCAAACCTACAACCTGTATATCCTTGTTATTATATAATTTATATACCTTCTTAATTATGTGGCCATATTTACCTCAAAACCCATGTGGGTGTGACTCTTGTGAGAGTTCTAATGAATCAACAACAGATGTTGGATCAGATAACGTAAGATATATTGGAGAACCTTTAGCCTGTACAGGAATTAATCCTTGTGATACGCTTACTGTTGCTCTTCAAAAAATTGACAATGCAGTTTGTGAAATACTTGATACACTAGATGTATGTTGTACAACTACCACTTCTACAACAACAATTTGTCCTTGTACTACTTATGCATATGTTGGACCAAGATTTAATCCTGGTACAATTACGTATGTAGAATGTAATACATTAGAGATCATTGGTGATACTGCATCGAGTACTCCTAAATTTGCTTGTGTTGACAATAATTATCCAATTATAGAAGTTGGTTCAATTAATGTTATAGATACACAAGAATGTTGTTCAAATACTACAACAACAACTACTACCACTCTTGCATTGAAACCATATTGCTACGAAGTTACAGTTACAGGTAAATGTACTGTTTATTGGATTGATGCTAATGGTAATCCTCAGTCACAACAAGTTACAAATGATAAAATAAATATTTGTGCAGATGAAGGATCTATTGCAAGTGCTTGTGGTGGAGGTGCAGGTATATCTGTAGATGGAGGACTTGTAGTTTGTACAAGTGATGCAATTTGTCAACCACCTACAACTACCACTACAACAACAACTATATGCCCTACTAACATAGTAGTAAATAGTTCATTTGATTCTAACTTAGATGGTTGGCAACAAACTATATTTCCAGATTGGCAATGGAGTCCATTACATGGAGGAAGTGCTCAATATGTAGGACAAGATGAATTAGCAAAATTATATCAAAATGTTCTTGTACCAGGAACTACTTATGATGTTTCATTTGATTTGTGGATGAATCATCCTATTTGTGCTGATGTGTATGTAAAAGTATTTTTAGGTACAACAGAATATGGTCCAATACAAATAGTTGGAAATCAAACTATAATTTTTAGTGCAACTTGTGTAGGTAATTCAACATTTGCTATTCAAGGACAAGATGCTTGTGGTGTTCCTTTTAATACAATATTTATTGATAATGTATATGTAAGTCAGCAATGTGAATAATGATCACTTAATATTTTAAAATCAAAATTATGAGCATTCTTAATTGTATAAACACTGACTCTTGTTCAACACAAATTACTAAATCTGATTTAGTAACATATATTGGGCTAGATTTATTGTGTACAAATATTCAAACATCAGAAGATCTCACTGTAGCTCTTGCAAAAATAGAAGAAAATATTTGTAGTATAACAGATACTTTAACTGTCTGTTGTCCTACAACTACTACAACCAGTAGTTCTACCACAACAACTACAACTACAGAATGTCCTTGTCCAACCACAACAACAACTACTAGTTCTAGTAGCACAACTACTACAACTAGTTCTACTAGTACAACTACTAGTACAAGTACATCAACCACTACAACAACATCAACAACATCAACATCATCAACTACAACTACATCAACTAGTACAACTTCTACAACCACTACAATATATGTTCCAACAGTGAATATTTGTGATATTGAAGTTGCAACTAAAAACTTAAATGTATCAAGATACAGAAATGGTGATGCGATTCCTCAAGTAACAGACCCTGCAGCATGGGCAGCATTGACCACTGGAGCTTGGTGCTACTATAATAATGATTCAAGTAATCAATTAGTTTATGGAAAACTTTACAACTGGTATGCTGTGAATGACCCTAGAGGATTAGCTCCATTAGGTTATCATGTTATGACACACGCAGAAAGACTTGCTATTCAAGCATGTCTTGGAGGATCAGGAGTTGCAGGAGGAAAAATGAAAGAAATTGGAACTTCGCATTGGGCTGCACCAAATACATCAGCTACTAATTCAAGTGGTTTTACAGCATTACCTGGAGGTATCAGACGTGCAGGAGCACCTCTTGTTACATCAGCTCCATTTCAAGAATTTACATTATCTGGATATTTCTGGACAGCTACTCCAGAAACAATAACTTCAGCTTACTCTTTTATAGTTGTATACAATGCTAGTTTTGTAGGAGATCCTGGTAATACTCACAAGTATGGTATGTCTGTTCGAATAGTAAAAGATTAATTTAAACCAATAATAAAATGACAGTATTAATAACATTAACAATAGCAGGATCTGATGCAGGACCTTTTAATCTATATTCAGATGTAGATGGATTCACCTCAGCATTTGAAACAGGTGTTGCCAAAATAGATTTATTAGCAGGATATTCTTCATCATTAGTTCCTGACCCAACAACAATTATCAGAGTGATGTCTATTAATCCATTGTGTACTAGTTACATTGATTTAGAATTATATCCAACAACTACAACTACAACTACCTATTTACCATTAGCGTTCTCAACTTCTTACAGTTGTATACCTGAACCAAATATTTCAATATCTGCGTTCTCAATTACTGGTGGATCAGGATTATATTTTGCAGGAACAACTTACTTTTTAGATGAGCCTTCTGCATTAGCTAATTCAAGTTGGACATCACCTATATCTACTGTTACATATAATGTAGGGACTACAAATGGTAGTTTCTGGATTGTAATTATAGATTCAGTAGGAAACATACTTGCACAGGAAGTAATCACTGCTTGTGTAATTACAACCACTACTACCACTACCACAGCACTTCCAAATTATGGAATAAAAAGATGTGGTGACCTTGCACCATTTGTTGTTGCAGCCACTTACCCATTTTCAATATACGATGTAATTCAATTTCAAATAGGAGTACCAGGATCTGGTCCTGTTTATTGTGGTGAAGTGGGTGGTATTGTAGCAGGTGTACCAGATGCTGAGATTGTTTCTCCTACAGTATATTCTTGTGGAGATATAGTAAATTGTCCATAACATACAAAAAGTCTTGTTTTGTTGGTTTTACAAGACTTCTCCTCAAGGATTTCCTTGGGGAGTTTTTGTTTAATAATTTTTTTAATTATAAAGAATTTCTTGCGTAATTAAAAATATTTGCATATTGTAAAAACTATTTTTTATCTTTACCATATTTTTAAGTAAATTAGAACGCATATGCTTGACAATCAACAATTACTGAATCAGTTGAAGGATATGCTTCGCTGGAAAAAAAGTAAAACTTACTACGCAAAGTCTTTAGGAATTTCTGTATCTGAAGTAGATGATCTTCTTAAACAGTTAAGCAAGAAGAAAAGATTTGAACCATCGTCAAATAAAACAATCAAGGTTGATGTTGAAAAGGGAACATTAGAAAGCGTAATGTTGTGCGACTATGAACCTAAAGATGATATTGAACTTGCAGCATTACATAAGATAGATCTTGATAAATATATAATTACCAACTACTGGTCTAAGCTTTTACCAACTGGTAAGTTTACATCTTCAGTTTTTTCTAAACGAAAAGGACCAAAAGATTACAATCCTGAAGACTTTGCCAAGTTTTTAGAAAACTACAAACCAAACAACATTACAATCGCTCCTGTTGATCATAGCAAAGAGAAAGAATATGTTGATATTGAAGTATCAATCTCTGATTATCACTTAGCTAAACGACATGTGGATGAGGATAACAATCCTGTTGAAAGAGCTTACAGATACTTTAATGTGGCTCAATCTTTGATTAAGAAAGTTTCATCTGTATATAACATAAACACTTTAGTGTTTCCTATTTCGAATGACTTTTTCCATACAGATAATTACCATAACCAAACTACACAAGGAACTCCACAAGACACTATATTAGATTATAGTTCTGAATATGAGTTAGGATTCTCAATACTTGTGGACACAATAAACCTATTGAGATTTTATTCAAGTAGTGTTCATGTAATACTTGTTCAAGGAAATCACGACAGAACTAAATCTTTCTACCTAGCACACGCACTAGAGGTATATTTCAAACGTGAGCTTGACGTTAAGTTTGACAGAGAACATAGTGTTGTAAAAGGTAAGACGTTAGGAGATACATTTATTGGATGGCATCATGGTAACTGTAAAGTGGAGGATCTTCCACTACTGTTTGCAACACATCCTGAATATAGCAAAGCATTTGGTGATGCTAAATACAGAGAAGTTCATACAGGAGACAAACATCACTACATGGCTAAAGAAGTCAAAGGTGTAAGAATACAACAAATGCCTAGCTTGTCTGGAACAGACAGATGGCACTTAGATAACAATTTTGTACATAGTGTACGAGCAGCACTTGTTTTAGTTTATGATAAACATAAAGGAAAGATTGCTGAATTTGAAGAAAGAATTTAATTATGTCAACATTAAGAAAATTAGTTTCAGACGTAAGATCAACACACAAGCTGCTTTCTACAGACAGCTTAATCACTGATAGAGCTATTGCTTCTGAGATCAGAAACAATTCTTTATTACTCATCAAGAGAGAAACAAATCTTAGAAAACTTTGGGCTACAGATACTTTGTTTACAACTATTTCTTGTTTAGAGATGTGCCCTGTGCCAATCTCTGAATGTTGTGACTTTGTAGATGAATGTACTATTGCAAGAAGTAAATTTAAACTTCCACGTATATCAGAAGGTAATTACCAATATGTAATACAAGGAGTTTATTCCATTAATGCAATGGGTGGAAAAGCAACTAAGTTTAAAGAGATTTCAGTTAACAGATACGTTAACTTATTAAAGCTTCCTGTAATTAAATCTGAATCTTACTTCTGGATATCTAATGGATATCTTTATGTGACAAATCCACAGATACAAGCTGTTCGATTTGTAGCATTCTTTGAAGAAGATGTAGAGAATGATATTCTATATCCAGAATGTGGATGTGGAAAAGAATATTCAGAAGAAGAATTCTGCATTAATCCATTAGACAAGGAGTTTGCTTGTCCAGGATATTTAGAACAACAAGTGTTACAGCTTACGTCACAAAAACTCTTGTCTACATACTTTAGTATCAAAACAGATATAAGTCAAGATGGTGTAGATGGACAAGCCCCAAATTCAAAGCCAACTAGTTAATGAGAACAAAGGTTGATTGGAGAAGTTCGAGTAAAGATAACTACAGGGAGTTTTGTGAAAAGTATCCCAATA